AGAATATCGCCATGCTCTTAGTGTGTCACAATCTGCCTAGTTGGTGGTGGCATCGGCCCGGTATGCGATGCGGTATCCCGACGATAAGCAAGCATCAGGCCGATGCCATATCACACATTAGAGCCTAAACGCTGATGATCGTGGGCTTGTTTGCAAAGATAGGTTTTGAGGCCAGAGCGACAGCAAACACCATTGCTCGACACGCCGAGATATCACCCGGTGATCTAGTGCTCGACAACGTGAGAACACCGTTGTGCTTGATCGCTACAGCGCGCTCAACTTGATCAATCAATTGCGCTTGCCCTGCGTGCGTAATTCGTTTCTCCGTAATCAAAGCTCTAACCGCGCCTGTCCATTTGACTACCTCACGATGACCAACCACAGTTTTGCGGTGCGCGTAAATCGGTGGGCAATGCAAATCTATTGACGGCACAAGCGCCAGTTTGAGCATTGGTGATTGCTCAATCTCGGCTGCGACATATTCCCACATTTCTCTAATAGTGTCTGCCACGAACACAATACGGCAACGTGTGTAGAGGCCGTCTTGTACGGCGCGCACACCTACATATCGTGAGTCATCTACGGCAGACTCGATTGCAAGCACACCGCCGTTGGGCATTGGTAGATCGTTGGCTAGATCAGTGAATTGGCCCGGCTCAATCCATGAATGTTGAGATTGCACAAAAATGTTAACTGAGGCGCGCAAGAAACTATTGCGGTCTGGTGATTGTGCCTCTGCCTCGATCACGCTCATGTCTAGTAATCCCTCTGCCAATGCCGGGTTGGAATATACCCATGCGGCCGGTGTCATATAATCCATTACTGGTGGTGAGTATTCAGCAAAATACAATGCGGTGTTTTTACCTGAGTCAACCGCGCGTAATCCCTGCTCTCTCCACCTGAGCATGGATTTGGATGACGCATCCCCACTGGTGCTAAATCCTGCCAGCAAAGGGTTTTTGCGTGCACGCATAGCCGGCATTAAACCGTTGTCAATTGCATCCTCAGACACTGCCCACCATTCGTCAACAATGCACAGATCAATTGAGTAACCGTGACCAACGCCCGGTGTGGCGGCGCGTGGCATCCATTGCGAACCGTCTGGCATTGTGAGCACTTGACGGCCATAAGACCAGATCACCGTTGCACCAAACTTGCTTTCAAGAATTGGTGCAAGATAATTAAACAAAACGGTAGCCAAATCAAGTTTGTGCGCGACAGACATCACCAATTGCTTAGTGCCACGCGCCTTGCCCTGCGTACAAAGAAACCAACCGACAAGCGCCGCAATCGTTACCGTTTTACCGTTCTGTCTGGCCACCGATGTGTACGACACTCGATGCACCCAAACTTCTTTACCATCCACCACGTTGTAAGCCGTCATGCCGGCAAGAACACGCCGCTGCCATTTCATCAAAATCACGCCAAGTATCTTTTCGGCAAAATTTGCAATCTCTTGAGAGTGATCTAAACAACCACTGTGAGCGGTCGTTTCCAAACGCGGCCGATCGCTAACAAACTCATCCAGTTTGCCCAAAACCTTTGTTGGCGCTGACGCGGATAGGGAAATAGGGGAGACGGGGACAGGAAAGGTTGTGGAAAAAAAACGTTTTGAGTGGTCAGTTTCTAAAATTGTTTTGTTATTTGGGTTTTCTAAAATTATTTTTTGATTTTCTAAAATTATTTTTGGTTTTTGTTTTGGGCGTGTGCGTTGGTCATCGCGTGCTGCTTGATACTTATTACCTCGAGTGGCATTGCATTTACGGCAGGCTGGTACGAGATTGTCCAGCTCAGACGTGCCACCTCGATCTGTCTCAATAAGGTGATCGGCTTCTGATGCAGCGTTGACTCCGCACCAATGGCATGGTGGGTTGTCACTGAGTATGAGTTTGCGGTTGCGTTGGTATGTGGCTGATGCGTGTTCTGTTGATCTTCGTTTAGCCGGCATGGTTGTCCTCACGCGCTGCGCTTGTGCTACCGCGCGCTATCGCGCTTGCTTGCGTTGGTTGGTGTTGACGTTGCATGACGGGCTGCTCTCTGTTGTGTCGGTTTGTTAAGTGTATGTGATCTGTATGTGTGTATCGAGACAGAGTGATGATGCTCTACCCATCGGGCTGCCTCAATCCGATTACCTTGCACATCTGCCTGATTATGTTTACAGGCCGCACCAACGCTTAGCACATCGCCTCTTGTGTATCAGGTTTTGTGCGCGCTGGTCTAACGGCGTTACCGCCGGTCATCCAACCACGATGCGACTCGTTTAGGTATTCGCTACTTGCCAGTTGTGTGAGTTCTATTTCTTATCAGATCGCACCATTAAGACGGCGCATAGAGTTGCCAGCGCTAATGCAAGCCAAACTGTGCGACTCATGGCATCTCCCTGCGTAGCGCCTCATGCGCCAAGACCAGTGCATCTTTAAGTTCTTCTAGTTGCTTTGTAAGCGCGTCTATCTGGCGTACTGCGTGGTCACGCTCACGCGCTATTGCTGTCATGTGATCGTGCAGGCGGTCGTATTCATCGTTTGGGTTTCTCATCGGTTTAGCCGTTCAGGTTTGAGAGGTGGTTAATTTTGTCTGCCGTGTTTTTGGCTGCCCAACGCAATCGGCTATCAATCTCATCCTTGCCAATAAAGTCGTGTAAGCCGTTGACTTGATGCAGTAAATCGCACAGTGTTATCAGCACTTTCAGTTCGTCTGTGATTGTGCTCATTTCTTTAGCCCATCTATGACAACACGGCACTGGCCTGATGTCAACGTCTCAACTACCACGTCATCAACTTGCAATAATCGGTGGATGTATTCGAGCAGTTGCATATCATCCCAACCCTTACCGCGCGCAAGGCTCTTTAAGAAACCGATCTGTTTGGCTGTAGCCGAGCCGTGAGAGTCTGGCTCAACTGATGCCTTGATCTTTTCTTTGTACTCTTGACGTGCGCGCACCTCATCTTGCGATGCAATGGATTTGGCAATGCCAAACCCTAAAAAACCTAACGCTCTGCCTAACGCGCTGGTGCTTGAGTTCATCATCTCAGACTCTTTGGTGTATGGCGTGTGGCCCGGATGTATTTCCCATGCTGATGCAGTGGCACGGCGGTCTGCGTCATCGTTGCAAATCACCTCAACTGTTACCTCAATGTATGTTTTGCCGTCCACCTCGCGTACTTGCACTGGATGCTCTAACACGCTCATATTGGGATACTGCTCTAGCGCCATGCGTAATCGAGCCGGCACATCCACATAGTTAGATAGGTCAAATGCCATTACAAACCCATCTCTATGAGTAGATCACGGCCTGCGTTGGTAATTCTAAAAACCCTTTGCTCTGAGCCTGACAATCCAGCGCGCAATACGCCAGTTGGTTCGATCATGCCAAGTTTGTTTAACTCTGAAACTCTTTGCCAATAACTAGCACCGGGCTTGCCAATCAAGCCAAGAGCGTGGCCAGTTTCCTCACTCGTCATGTCAACGTGTGATTTGTACGCCAACAAGATTTGTATGCGCATTGAGTTGGCGCGCGGTTTTGCTTTACGCGCTGCAACGTGTGATGTTGTCGGATGTTGGCGCGCTGCCATTGGAAACGCTTTGATGTTTTCTTTGTAACCACCTAATCCGTTAGATGGGTGAAACATTTGCATCTGTTCGCTCATGTCGGGTTTCCTTTTGTCGGGTTTATTGGTTTGACTTTAGCACAAGCTTTTAAGCCGGGATGACACCACAACACTTTGCTTGGGTTAGTTGCATGGTGTGTGCCGCGCATCATCAAGCCGCATAATTTACAACGCTTTAATGACATTGATGGCCGCGCGTATCACTGAGGCATTAAACCTGTTTTGTTGGCCGCCAATAGTCATGTGTGCGTCATACATCAGCACCAATTCATCAAGCAAGATTGAGTGATCATCTAGCCGATCTACTGGCCGCACTGGCTTAAGAATCTCATCCACTACGTGCATAAACGCTTTACCCATTTTGTCGCTGTAGTTATCGGGATACATACTTTCTCTCGTTTCTTGGCTGATGCCTGTTTCGGGATGTGGTGTGTCGGTCATGGGTTGGGCAGCGCCCATGCCGACCAGCCAACCATACGCCATAGGTGTAACGCGGCACGGATGTTGACATCAGGGTTGTATAGGTCATCAAGTTTTTTGATGTAACCCTCTTTGATTAGCCATGTTTGGTGTACGCCGTTTATCTGGAATAAGCCTCGACTCCCGTTGTTGCTGTCTTTAGAGTTGAGCGCCAGAGGGTCACACGCGCTCTCTCGTTGCATGACTCGCAAGATCGTAGGTGACTCGCTTATTGGCCAGCCGGCAACTATTGCATCGTTTAAGTATTCCATGCAACCTTTGTACGGCAGTGTGGTGGTTGGTGCAACGGTCACTGGCACAACACTGTTGAGCGTTGTGGTGATCTGTATGCCCGGTTGCAGTTTTGGCTCTGGTGGTTTGCTGGCATCCCATAGCAATGTAAATGCTGCTAAACCTGTAATAAACCATGCACCTATTTTGATCGCTAAGTAAGTCATTTTTTCTCCAGTTGGTAAGGCGTTCCCCATGAGTCTCCAATTGCGTTCTTAAACGCAAGTTGTGCGTGTAACACTTGGCCGTTATCAGGGTCACGGAATATCTGTATGAGCACCATTTGCTCTGTGTCAAGTCTGGTGGTGTAAACCTCGTACACATATGTTTTGGCATCAGCCATATTGCATCCCCCTTATCGCCGGTCATTTGACCTTAAAGCATCACTGTGGCAATTCGGTGAATACCCTCTTAAACGCTTGCTGAATAAGGTTTAACGGCTGATTGACAAATGCTGGTGCAACCTCAACGTGCAGCCAATCGCCACCCGGCGCACCGTGTATTTCTGGCTTGCTGTAACTTTTCCATGCTTGACGATCACATCGCCAGCCACGCCCAAATGCTTTAGGGAAATAATCGAGTACACACTCAACACCTAACTCGTTTGCGTTGTCAATCAAAATGCGTAGAAACGCCATTGAGCCTTTACGGTTTGCGGTTGGATGTTTTTCTGACATCCGATATGACAAGTCAACGGCTCGACCAGTGGCGTGCACACTTAGGTTGGTTGAGCCGCGCATATCGCGTATTCCCCATGAGCCGTTATTCCAAAACGCGCCACCGCCATACTTAATTGCTTGCCTAATCCACTCATCCATGCCGGGTAATGGTGCATCAACCGCGCCGTCACTGTTGCCCGTGTACGGCCGTGAGCCAATGACTTTAAGGTTGGCTGGTATGACGGCCAAATGCTTGGTCTTTCGGGTTCAGCCAACGCAATAATGGTGGCAACAATGCTGCAATGCCGGCTTTAGCCAAGTCTGACGGGTCAGTGTTTCCAGTCATGTACACGGCAAGCACAGCGCTTAATGCTGATCTGCCGTAACTTGATGCAAGCGCTTTAAGATTTTTCATGGTTTACAACGTGACCATCTATTTTTTGTTCTATGCGGCCTAATGCTTGATATGTTTCTGCGTGGTCTTTGCGTGATGTTTTGTCGGCGCGGTTAATTATTGCGACTAAGACGGTAAAACCGCCTGCAACTAACGCAACCCATAACGCTTGCATTAGCCAACTGCGTTTGCTGCTAATTCGGTTGCTTTTGCCATTGTTGCGGCTTCTGTGGGTTGCAACTTTGGGTCATCCATCCATTCAAGGCAATAATAGCCGTCACCGGGTTCGTTGTATTTCCATGTTGTGCCGGGCGCTAATTCGCGTGTGGCGTTGCCTATTTGCGTGTTAATTTCTGCCGTAGTTGGTGTGCTCATTGAATCCTCGTAATTATTATGCTTGCGTAAACTTCTACATCACTAAACGAACAAGCAAGACCCAAACCGTAACTGGCAACAGTGACAGCGCATCTGTGTTGCAATTCTATTGTTGAGGCCGATGCCAAAGTAAAAACAGTGTTAACGGTTGCAATAGAATTGCCATCTGTCGTGTTCGCAAAACAGTTGTTACCAATTTGCAAAGTCGTACTAGCAGTCATGTTCTGTATTCTTAATTTGTTTCGCCCAACTTCTTGTGCAGGTGCAAACCCTGTGACTACGAAAGTACCAGCTGGCAAAGTAATGACGCTTGACGCAATAGAACAACCCGTAATGTTGTTTACAACTGTTGTGTTAAGTGTTCGTTTTGTGTAACTGCCACTGGTAAACGTGCCGCCAGTTGTACCGCTTGATTGTTCCTCGCGAAAGATTGCGACATCTTGAAAGTTGTCTAAAACACCATTAAGTTGTGATGCAGTCAAAACGGTGTTAGCGACAAAATCAGTCCAGTTGGCAGCCATGTTGTTACTTTACCTCAACCGAGCGCGTTCGTGCTTGATATGACTCCGTACGTAATGTCATCTAAAATCAGGTCTGACAATACGGTAGTGGCTGCCGTGTAGATCGTGACTCGATGCCCGGTAGAAACATTGATGCGGTGCTCAATTCCCTCAACGCTTAAATCTTGTGTGATGGTCAACGGGCTGCCACTGGTAAACGTCTTAACGGCGCTCACTGTGTCACCGATCTCTACGGCCGTGATTATAGTTTTTTGTGCGTCTGTGAGCGTGATGTAACTGGTGGAGATGCTAGTGAAACGTGGCAACGGTATTGGCACAAGTAGGTAACTGGCAAGGGTTGCCGCCTGTGCGTTGGTGCTTAAAAGGCTGTCTGTGATGGCTTATGTTTGCGTAAAATACTGACTAATTGAGGCCGCATTGCTGGCGTTTTGTAATGTGCCGCCAACCTCAATAGTCACGTTTGCATTGTTAATAACTGGTGATTGGTCAAACTCAACTTGCAGCACGTCATAATCAAACGCCGTGCCGGCATCAGTAAACGTGGCAATAGGCGCTGTAAGGGTTGTGCCCGTTCTCGCTTGCGCGGTTAGCACGTTTGTTTTACTACAGAAAATGCGACCCTGCTCTGCCTCTTGGATGCGGTTGAGGTAGGCGTTTACGTTAGTGCCTGAGGCGATTGTGTAAGCGCCTAGCGTGGCTGTAGGTGAGGCTGTGAGCGATGTTGAGCCTGTGTAGGCAGCGGCCGTTAAAACGGCTGTAATGCGCGCTGACGAGGTTTGGCTACTGGTCACGGTTTCGGGCAAGAAACCTTGTGACAGGGTAAAGATATCATCTGCCGCAAATACCGCGTATTGGGTTAAGCCATCCATTGTGTATTGCTGATTAAACGTGGTGACTTTGCCTGTAAATATGCGTGCACCGTTACGGCTTAACCGGATGTCTCTTAGCGGTGCAAGACCGGGTTGCTCTGTAAGCGTGTTGTAATACGGGCTAGAGGTATTAAACGGGTCTAGGTCACGGTTTGTTTTCGGTATGTTAATTGACACCGCCATCTGTCCCGGCCCAAACACATCGCGCGGCCGTTTACGCCCTCGACTCACCGTAATATCTTGCACAAGGTTTGAGATATCTACATAGTCAACACCATCGCCGTTAAGTACGGCAGTGCCGTTAAGCGTTGAGTCATCCAAATAAAACGCTGACGAGTCGTAACCTGTGGAAAGTTCTAGTAGGTATGTGCCGCCTGAGATGACGGCTGCACCAGCCATTACCTGATCGCCAAGTTAAGTGGCCCGTACACTGATGTGTACTCTCGTAGGCTGTCCAGTACCGCTTGCCCTGTTTGCGCATTAGTCATCACACCACTCACGTTAATAACTACACCACCGCCCGGTACGCCACCACCCTGCTCTGGTCGAGCCATGCTAATCGGTGCAACTGATGGGCCAGCAAGCGACTCGCTAAACGATGCTGAAATGCCTTTAATGTCTGCAATCTTAAGACCTTTTTTGGCAAGCCGTTTTTGTGCCTCAGCAAACGCCGCCTCAACACCCTGCAAATATGATTGAGCGTTAGACACACCAGCGCCATACCACTGATTGGCAGCCTGTTGGCCAATGATCGCGGCAGCCACACGGCTTGACTCAACTAGCGCATTAGTTTCTAGGATTGCTTTAGAGCCACCCTTAATTAACTCGGCTGCGATTGCTGCACCAGACTCACCGCCAGCATCAAGTACGGCTTGCAATGCGTCTTGCGATAAGCCGAGCGTCAGCAACGTGCTGACATCTTTGCTATAGGTTTGGATGCCTTTAACCTGCTCGCGCAAACCGTCTAAGAAACCTTTGCCTGTTTCATCGCCTGCATCTTTAGCGTCAGCAAAACTAAACGCACTTCTTAGGCCATCTGAAACGGTATCTGCAAAATCATTAAAGGTTTCTTGTGCGTCTTTTAGAGCTTCACGAGCGTTTTTAAGAGACTCAACCATGTAATCGGTGAGCGCATCTGAAACTTTTTTAACACGCTCTGCCATATCTTTAAGTTTGTCGTTTGCACTTCCAGTTGCTTTTTCTTGTTTTTTAATTTCCTCAGTTGCATAGGCAGTTGCATAAGCAGCTTTAAGTTGCATTGCATTAGAACCAAACAACAACTCAGACGTAGTGCCAATACCAACTGCTGTCTCTTTTGCCACTGCATTTTGTTCTACTTGCGCGGCTGTCAAATCTTTTGTTTTGTTCTTGAATATGGTAAGTGCACCCATTGCCAGAACAAGCCCGGCAGCAATAGCAGCTGCACCAACACCTAGTGTCATGGCGGTATTTTTTGCGGTTTCGGATGCAGCCATAGCCCAATTGAGTGCGGTTGCAACGATCATGACGGCGTTAGCACCCTTTTGCACTAAGACATACGTGGCAATTGCTGTTGCTATTCCTGCAATACCTGTGCCAATAGCAATGATTACATTGACGTGATTGGCGGCCCAATCGGAAAACTTGACAAGCATTGGTATTACGGCTTCAAGTGCCGGCAACAATGCCAACCCTAAACTTTCTTTCATGTCGGTAAACGCACCGTTCATTAAAGCAAGTTGACCTTTAGCACTTCGACCAGCAACATCGGCTGCACCTTGAAAATTGTTTCCAAGTACTTGGATGACTTCACCTAAGCCAGCGCCGTCTCTAATCATTTTGGTTATCTCTGGTGACAAACCTTTCAACCCTTTAAGATTGCCTGCGTAGGCCGATGCAAGAGCATCGGTGACGGCTCGCAAATCTTGCCCTGTGCCGGCTTGGATATCCATAGCCAAACTCATTGCCTCTTGTGCTTTAGTCAATGAGCCTGTGCCTCTTACAAGTTGTGCAAACGCTGGCCTCAGCTCGTCATCTGCAACACCTGATGCACGAGACATTTGCGTGATCATTGTTTCGGTTGAGGCAATTACTTCATTAGATGCGCCAACCGTATTTTTTAGCGCTTGGGCTAGTTGCACTTGGCTTTCTTGATCCTCAATGGCTGCCTTGACAGCAAAACCACCAGCAACCGCAAGCGCACCCAATGCACCTATGGCTGGTACAAATGCTTTTTCTAATGCAAAGCCGGCTTTCTGACCGTTGGTTTCAAGTTGTTTAAGTTGCAAGATTGCTTGCTCAAACCCTTTACCGCCAAGACTAGAAATGATGGGGATGTTAATTGCCATTGGGTCTCTCAATGTTTCTGTTCATGAGTTCTACAACTCTTTGCAAGATTTTGCGTACATCCTCTGTTACTTGTAATTTATTTTTTGCTACGGCAATATCAATTGCGCGTGGTGCGTTTCCAGCTTCTTTGTTTAAGTTTGTTGCAAATACAGAATTGCCACCTCTAATACCTGCGTGGTCAAATATCGCGCCTGCCGGGTCAATTTGTTGTATAACCATCAAACCGTAGGGTTTAGCGCCATAAGCAATTTGCTCATCGTGAGTAACTACACCATCAGTTGTGCGCTTAAATGTGACGTATCGTTCTTTGCTGGCTGCTTGACCAACTTTGACCTTAAAACCTTGACGTGCTAAATCGTTATTCCATCGAGTAGGTCTGCCTTTAATAATGTTGCCTCGTACCATGCCCGATAATGGTGCGCCGTTATTAAGTGAGTTTGGAAAGTTTTTGATCAGCCATCGAGCATCGTTGATGATCACATCGCCACTGGCTTTAATGTCTTTTGTTATTTGTCGGCGGTACTTGGCATCAAAAGAGTTAAGCTCTTTTAATATCTCTCGAGCGCCAACAATCCTTACTGCCGTTACGCCAGCCATTAGTGATTGCCACGTTGCTTGTTGAGTATCTCAATTACGGCGTTCATGTCGTCTGCCTCAAATGTAATCTCTCCGGGCCAGTAACCGGTGGCAACGCAAATCTCTGCCAGCGCGCGCCTTACTGAGCCGGGTCTACTTTTGGGTCTTGTGTCTCCAAGACATCAATGCTCAAGAGTGTGGCGATGAATTGATCTAACGAGCCGGGCACGGTAGTACCAGATGCACGGGTTGCCTCGTAACACAAGTAAGCCAAATCCTCAACACCAATACCTGATGCCATCTCTGACGCTTTGCGCTTGTACTTGCGTTCCCATGCGACAACGGTTGAAAGGTTGGTTACAACCTCGTTTACAGTGCCATCAGTAAATGTGGCTTTAAGTCTTAATTGCATCTTGCCTCTTTCGTGTCGGGCCGTTGCCGGCGAGAATTAGTTAAGCGATTGCAACAGAGTAAGCGCCACCAGTAAAGGTGATGTCAATGGTATCGAGCGCGCCAAGTTGACCGTTGACGATTGGTAGCGACTCCATGTATGAGGCTGTCAATGTTGACTCTGGATTAGTTGCTGATGTGGCAGCGCTTGTTGGCTTGACCTTGACTGTCACCTGTGTACCAACAAGAGTCTTAAGCGTGGCGTAAGTTTCTGTGGCAGCAAACGAGTTGTACATTGTCACGGTGAGCGTGGAGTTTTCCAATCCGCCAACGTATGACCTGTTTGTTTGGCCAAACGCCGTTGATTCCAGACTCTCGATCATGCGAGTAAAAACTGCTGACGTGCATTGATCGCTCATATCAACTGAGTTGATCGTGACTACTGGATTAGATAGGTAAGTGCTGGTGGCCATGTGGGTTACTCCTCGTTGGTGTCTTTAA